ATGAATGAGTTAAAAGGCAATTTTAAGGCTGCTTACGATGTGTTAAAACGCGCGGAGCGCTGCGTGCTCCTTCGCAGCAAGGCGGCGAACCCGTTACACACTTACGCCGTGGGCAACGTAGACGGCAACGGCCTTGTATTCGGCCTTGTGCTGAAAACAGATCCGGAGGCAGCCGTGCGGGAGTTCCGCACACGGTCTTTCCCGAGTTGGTCGCCCTGGAATACATCCAAGGCTTGACACGCCCGAAAGTACGGAACATAGAAGCCGAAACGGCCTGCCGGGGCCCTCTGCCGGAATGTCGTAGAAACGGCAAAAAAACCGCTTTACACGCCGTGTTTTTCAAGATGATTCAAACCCAACATTGTTTTTTGACAAAACCACCAAAGAGACGGAACAAAAACAAGCTAAAAACGGGCGTTTTACCGTGACCGAAAGTGTAGATTTCGGAAAATGTTGAAATGTGCCACAATAGTAAAAAGCCGAAACGGCCTTCGGGCCGTCTGCCGGGACTGGCCGCCCGGCACTGACGATGGCAGGCCAAATAAAAGAGCCCGCGCGAGGCGGGCGGAAAGGAGCACTGTTTGACAATAGCGAATTTTCTTATTTTAGCATTTGGCCCAGGTGTTGCGCAACTTCTTCTTTTCGGATTTCTTCTGCTTCACGATTACCGAGATAAAGGTCCAGTACGAATTTTCCGATTACTGGCTGGTTTAGGATATGCGCTAATTGTTCTGCTCGTAATAACACGCTTTTTGTGAAAGAGTCAAACAGTTCGTCCAACCTTTCATGAGTGAGAATGATAGGTTCCTCATTCTTCTCCTCTGTACGCTTAATATACCGGTAGTGGCCGCACAGTGCATCAATGTGATCGATTTCTTCCTTTTCCATATATTGAATGTTATCCATGATGAAGAGAAACAGCTTTTCTCTGCTTTCGGACTCCGTATGTGAGAAGCCACAATCAAAAACTTGGAATCGGAACAGCATCGAAATAAATGGAAGATAGAATTTTTGATAGGCTTCACGACAGGCTGCCGTTTTGTTGGTATTTGTAGCTTGCCGTCGCCAAATATGATATCCCCCCCATAACGTGAATGCAGAAACGAGAATAGAGTTCATGGTTTGCATAAATAACGTAACGCTCAAAGAAGCAAGCTGAGTGTCAAGCTGAAATGCCATAAAAATCCCCTTTTTTTTTGATTTTGAGAAGTCGGCGCTGCAACGCCGTCCTCACCAACAGAATACCACAAACGGGCTGTCAAGGCCAGAAAGGACAGAAACATGAACAAAGACAAGCTCACAGGCGTTGAGAAGAGCATCCATGCCGCCGTGGAAACATTTCAAAAGAATCTGTGCCGTGAAATGGCGAAACGCCTTGATGAGGGCAGGCTCATCATTGATATGGAGACGGAAGTCTCCTTTACCACTGCGAACGTGGACGAATTCATCGAGGAACAGATCCAGGAGCTGTGCGGCACGCTGAAGCCCATGGAAGAAACCCTCGGCGCAGATGCCGCGCAGGAAACAGCGGATGAATTCGCAGACCGTATGCGCCGGCAGCTGCGTGAAGACCTTATCCCGAATGAAAAGACGCTGGCTGCACTGCGCAAGGGCGTGCTGGAACACGGCATTCCCGATGGGCTGATGATAGACGACGGCGAGAAGGTGCGGCCGTGCTGGCGCGGCGGGCCGATGAACAGCAGAGGCAAGATGGTGGAACGGCTGATGCGTGACCTTGAAGCTGCAGGCGCTCCGGTGGAGGTTTTCAATGGAAAGAGCGGCGCGGAGATCATGGATGAGCTTGTGAAACTCCTCAAAATGTACAGTGTCTCCCTCGAAATAGCGAAGGAGACCCGGGATATCCTCCATGACCTGACCAGGAAGGACGAAAAATTGTCATGAACGATTACGAGAAGCTGATGCAGGCGGCAGAATTTGTGCGGAAGTATCTGGAAGAGCACTGTGGCCTGAACATAGAGATACGGATATCCCGCGACCGCGTGGATGTTCTTCGCTGCGAGTTCGGCATCCCGTTCAGCCGGACGATACCGGACGAAGAAGATGAATAGCCGAAACAGCCCTTCGGGGCTGTCGTGCGGGGGCTGACCGCCCCGCGCCTGACGACGGCAGGTCGTTTGACCGAAAGTAGGTGAATTTTTGGATATCACGCTAAAACCCAGTGAAGCAGCGTCTTTAATGGATTGTACGGTTAGAGCAATCAGAAAGCGCATCGCTCTTGGCAAACTTGATGCAGTTACCATCATAAATAAGGATAATCGTCCCCAGTACCAAATCGCAATATCCTCCCTCCCTCCCAGCGCGCAGGAAAAATACTACGCCCGCCAGCGAGCGGAGCTGGCGGCCCCGGCGGATGCTTCGTCCGCCCCCACAGCCAAAGCGCTTAAACCGTTCGACTGCTACACCGAAGCGGAACGGGAGGAGATCGTATTCTGGAAGCGGGTGCTGGCGGACTGGGAAAAATACCGGCAGCGCGGCGGCATGAACGCCGCGGAGCTGGACAAGCGGTTCCTTGCGTATCTGGCGCTTGAGTATCCGGACCGCAAACTGAGCATCGCCACGCTGTACCGAAAGCGCAAAGCGCTGGCGGAGGGCGATCTGGACGGCCTGGTGGACGGACGCGGCAAGGGCCGCAAGGGCAAACGCAGCATGCCAGAGCCTGTGTGGACATTTTTCCGGGGCGCACTGCTGCAGGAGACCAAGCACATGGATATCCGCGAGGCAATGCGGCGGACGGAAGAACACTTCCAGCTGACGGACCCGGACATGCTCCCCCTTCCCTCGTACAGCACGTTCCGGCGCAGGGTGCTGGAGGATATCCCGCCGCAGGTGCTGTGCCTGGGCATCTACGGTGAAAAGGCGCTGAAGGATGAATTTGTCCCGTTCGTACGGCGTGACTATAACCCCATGAGCAGCAACGAGTGGTGGGTGGCTGACAACCACACCTTCGACGTGAAGACGCTCGGGGCAGACGGAAACGAGCACCGGCTGTACTTAACAGCGTTCATCGACGCGCGCAGCGGCATCTTCACCGGGTGGCACGTCACGGAAACGCCCAGCGCATACTCGGTGCTTCTGGCGCTGCGGCGCGGCATCCTGGAACGCGGCATCCCGGAGAATATCCTGACGGACAACGGCAGCGACTTCTGTGCCTGGGACGTGGGCGGGCGCGGGCACCGCAAGAAGAACGCGGAGGCCGAAGCCAACCGCCCGCCCACCATCATGGAGCATCTGGGCATCGGGTTCCACACGGCACTGCCACGAAACGCGCAGGCCAAGCCCGTGGAACGGAAATTCCTGGACGTAAAAGGCCAGTTCAGCCGCCTGTGGGCGACGTACACGGGCGGCAACGTAACGGAAAAGCCCGAATGCCTGAAAAAGGTGCTGAAGAAAGGCCATGTACCCACGGACGCGGAGTTCATCGAGGCGGTCGATATACTGATCCGCGGATTTTTCAACATGCAGCCGTACAGCGGCCCCGTGGCAGCGGACCGGAAATACATCCGCGAGGACGTATACGCCATGCGGATGGGCGTGCTCCGCAAGCCGGCCACGCCGGAGGACCTGCGCCTGATGATGATGCGCACAACGCGGCCGCAGACCGTGGGCCAGCGCGGCGTTAAAATCAAGGTGGGCGGCGTCTATCTTGAGTATTTCACACAGGACTTCCTGTGGGAATGGCAGAAGAAAAAGGTATATGTGCGGTACGACCCAGACCATCTGGAAAAGTGCTATGTATACGACACAGACGGCAACCGGTTTATCTGCGAGCTGCCGCTGGACCAGCGCCTGACGATGGAATGGGGTGCAACGGGCGAGGAAGTGGCGGAGGCCGCGCGGTATGTGCGCCAGTACACCAAACGCACCAAAGAAGCCACGGAGGCTGCGCGCGTGCCGGGCTTGGACCAGCAGGCATTGATGGAAAACCGGCTGGCGGCGGCGCGGCAGCGCATGGACGGGTACACACCGCCCAAATCCAGAGCGCCGATCCGGCTGGTGCGGGCAGAGGATATGAACACGGAGCCGCTGCAGGCAGCAGCCAGCGGCGCGGGCGCGGACGTTTTCGTCCTGGCGCGCGCGGCGGAGCGGCGAAACAAAGAAACGGAGGAATGACACAATGGCAAACGAACAGCTTCGGGAACGGTTGGCGCGCTACATCGACCAGTACAAGGACGATAAGGAATCCGGCGTCAATATGGGCACCGTGGGCCTTGCAATGGGCTACAAGAGCGGCGCGGCGGTCGTATCCGCCTATCTGTCGGGGACGTATAAGGGGCGCGTGGATACTTTGGAGGCGCGTCTGGAGGAATATTTCCGCAACGTGGAGGCACGGACAGAGCAGGACAGCAAGCTGGCGGACATCCCGATGCCGAAGGAATATGTGAAGCTCTCCATCTCGGAGCGCGTATTCACCAGCATCCGGCTTGCCCATATGCGCGGCAGCATCGTGGCGGTGGTTGGCGATTCCGGTATCGGGAAGACCAAGGCCGCGCTGGAATACAACAGCGTGTACCCCAGCTCCAGCTATTACCTTGAGGCGACGCCTGTAAATGGGAATCTGCGGAGCTTCCTGCGGGCGCTGTCCGCGGAAATGGGGCTGCCGGACGGCGGGAGCAATCTGGACCTCGAAAACCGCATCAAGGAGCATCTGCTGGGGATGAACAAAGTGCTGATCATTGATGAAGCGCAGAACCTGAAATTCACGACCATGGAAATGCTGAAAAGCTGGAGCGACGGCGACCAGCGCAAAGGGCTGAAGGGCGCGGGGCTGGCGCTGATCGGCAACCCGGACATTGAAAGCCAGATGCAAAGCCCGAAATACGACCGCCACCGCAACCGCAGGGTACATGTTGAAAAATGCTGGCGGAACAGCATCACGAAAGACGATGTGCGGCTCCTGTTCCCCGCGCTGGCGAAAGAGGGACACGAAAAGGAGTTTGACCTGATGTACGGCATGTGCCGGAGCTGGAGCGCTGTGCGCGGCGCGGTGTATGCATATATCAACGCGGCGGACAGCTGCCGCGAGAGCGGCGTGGAGATGGATTACAACGCTCTGTTTACGCAGGCGCAAACCATCAACCCGACGATCGGCGCGGGACGGCTTTAAAAACGGGTTACAGGAGGTTTAAAGGGATGTTTAACAAGACGAAAACGGTTGTCACTTTCGCGGCCGGAGCCGTGGCGGGGCTGATGCTGGCGGCATGCCTGACGGTGCAGGGCTCCCGCCCCGGCGTAATCGGCGGCGAGGCCCTTATCCTGCCGCTGATGGCGCTGCTGCTGTATGTGGGCTACGAGGCCGGGCGGCTGTCCACGCTGGCGCAGGCGGAGCAGCGGCGGCGCAGACACCGGGCCGGGCCACCGTACCGGGTGGAGCAGAAAACCGAATAACGGGGCCATCTGGCCCCGCCGTAATGCAGCCGCGCCGATGGCGCGCCGGTCACAAGCCCGGAAAAATGCAGAGTGCGGCAAAGGAGGTGGACATAACGCTGAGTGAACAGGATAAAAGCGAGATCCGGAAGTCGTATAGAAACGCGATCGACCCGCGCCAGCAGGTGAAGATCCTGTCACAGCTGTATCTGGTGAGCCGTGAGGAAATTCTGGACATACTGGGGCCGCTTTCCAAGTCCGCCCGCCCAAAAGCGAGCCGGAAGGGCCAGCCGAAACGCATCTATGCGCCGGAGTTCAAGGCAGAGGCAATGGAGCGCCTGCGCTCCGGAGAATCTTTCCGGCGGGTGGCTGAAGATATGGGCGTCAATGTACGGACCATGGCTACATGGGCTTATCAGGTACGAAGAAAGGAACGAGAGAAAAATGCCAAACTGTAAGTTTTGCGGCAAGCCCGTAATATCCGCGCGCGTGATGCACGCGCACTGCTGGGAGCAGAAAGTCATGGAGCTGATGGAAACTGTCTGTGACAGCTATTGCCGCTGGCCGCTTGAGTGCCGAAGCTCTGAAGAACTGGAGGAAAATCACTGTAACGACTGCGTGCTGATCCAGGCACTCAACCTCGGGCTCTAACGTTCGAGGTTCATGCGGAGCCGCGGCCCAGGAGGGCCGGCGTGGCCGGTCATAACGGCAGCTCCGCACAAAAAGCCCCGCCCGGGACGAGAAAACCGGGCGGGGGTCTTTAAAGGAATATGGCACGGCATGGCTTACCGTACCACATGTACAGGATACCACGGCCCGGCGGCCGTTTCAACTCTGTTTTTTTAGGAGCGTGATCGGATTGACCATTCATCAATGGCGCAGCCTGCGCCGGAACCGAAGATGCAGGTACTGCGCACATTCTCGTGTCTTTCATGGCCGAGATGGAGACCTCTATTTCTGCGAGGCAAAAGGAAAGCTCGTGTATGAGGGCCTGCCCCGCTGGTTCTGCCAAGTATACACGGTGGAGGAGGATTTCTGATGACGTTGAAAGGCTGTACTAAGGCGGAACTGCTGTGGCTCATCGACTGGATGTGTACGCACAGCATGTTCTGGCACGATATTGAAATCGAACGAGCCTTGAACGCCCTGGAGCTCGAACGGGAGCAAAAGAAGCTGGATGAAGCCGACCGATTGAATGAGGAGTCCGCACGACTTCGGCAACAGGCGGCGGAGCTGTTGACGCCATACGAAGGCAAGCCTATCCTGGACATCCCGGCAGACGTGCTTGACCATGCGTCTGCCATCCTTGAGGGAGCGCAGGCACTGGAAGAGAAGTGGAACAGGCTCATGAAGGTATGAGAAAAGTGTTACATGATGTAGAACAAGGAGGACGCAATGAGATACCGGTATACAGTAGAGTTCACGGTGGATGAGCTGGATTTTTCTGCCACGGAGGCGGAGCACCTGCGTGCAGCGCTCCGGGAAGCTGCTGAAGAATACGCCACAGGCGAAGTAAAAGTTCTGTGCGAGGACGGCTGGTGCATCGAAAAGAATGACGCGCGCATCCGCGCCGCGCTGCTAGGTACGATGCTGAGCACTCAAGATGATGTTTAATCCATAATTACGGAGGAGAGCGGAATGAAATACAAGAAAATCCAAACAGAACAGCAGTGGCTGAATGAAGGCATTGCCAAGTACGGTGCATGGATTCCGAATTGGCGTTTCAAGTGTCCTTGCTGTGGACGAATCAATACGGCCGATGAATTTGATAAAGTCGGACTCGATGTAGAGGATGCTTCGCAATTCTGTATCGGAAACTTCAAGAAAAAAACAGGCTGCAACTACGCTACAATGCGCACGATTTCACGACATAATGAAGGTTGCCGCTTGATTCGATTTGATGATGGCCGATGTTTGGCAGTGTTCGACTTTGCTGATTAACTTATCCGGGGCTGTGCCCCGGCCGTAATGCAGCCCCCTGCCCGATTGGGCCGGGGCCGGTCCCAAGCCCGGAAAGATGCAGAGGGCGGAATTTTGAGAAAGGATGTGGATACATATGGCAAGGAAAAAGCTGCACCGGGAGCCTGTGCTGAAGGATTGGTCGGAAGTGAACGACGCGCTGCGCAGCATCCATGAGTACGAGCACGCGCTGACGGAGATGGGCGTGGACATGTCGCGGCGCATCGACGCCGTGAAGGCTGAATACACCAAAAGCGCGGAGCCTTTGCAGAAGCGTGTCAAACAGCTGGAAACGGACGTTCAGGAGTATGTGGAGGCGCACCGGGAAGATATGGCCGGGAAAAGCCGACAGCTGACGTTTGGGCGTGTAGGGTTTCGGCAGTCCACGCGGTTGATTTTGGCAAATGCGAAGGTCCCGCAGGCCATCGCCACGCTGCTGGCCATGGGCCGCAGGGAGCTTGTAAAAACAGAGCAGAAGCTGGACAAAGAGGCGCTGAAGCAGCAGCCGGAGGAAGTTCTGGAGGCTGTGGGGGCGTACCTGAAAACCACGGATGAATTTTTCTACGACACGGGCGACGCCGTGCCGGAGGAGTAACAAGGAAGGAGGCGGCCGGGATGGGTGCGCTGGATGTAAGCAAGGGAACGGTAAAAAGCATCTATGCCCTGGGTGCAAAGCTGGGGATGGTGGAACGCGGCGGAGGGCATGCGGACGCGCTGCACGCGCTGGTACAGGGCCTGACCGGCAAAGAAAGTATCACTGCATTGACCCCGGCCGAAGCGCAGGCGGTGCTGGCGGAGCTGCGGCGGCGCAGCGCCCCCGCGGCCGCACCGCAGAAAAAGCGGCCACGGAAGTACGAGGCGATGCCGGGCGGGCTGAGCGAGGGGCAGCAGAAAAAGGTCTGGTACTTGATGTATCAATTGGAAAAATATGATCCCGCGCCGGAGGGCGTACAGCTGCGGGACAGGCTGTGCGGGCTGATCAGCAGGCAGTTCGGCGTGACAGCTTTCCCCACCCAGCCGTTCCGGTTTCTGTCATTTTCGCAGGGCAATGCACTGATCGAAGGGCTGAAAAGTCTGGCTGAACGAAAAGAGCTGGAATACCTGCACAGCGACCGATACCGCCGGGAACGGGAGGCGGCCGGAAAATGAGGAATGAACTACTGAACGAGCTAAAGCTGGAGGATCTGCAAGGCGAAGCACGGGAACTGGCAGAAACCATCGGCATGGATGCTTTCCGGCGGCTGGTGGATGTGTACGGCGGCACCGGCCGGGTGTACATCCCGCAGGCGGACAAGCTCCTTATTCCTATCCGTGACAGACTGATCCGTGATGAGTACAACGGTTCAAACGTCTATGCGCTGTGCAAAAAGTGGAATCTGAGCGAGGGATATATACGCGGGATCGTGCGTGAAAAAACAGAACAGATACGGCGCGCCCCGTTGGATGGGCAGTGTACGCTGTTCGATGTGTGACTGTTTTGCTGTAAAATCTGAGTGGAACACTCTTTAAAAGATAAGGTATGATGAACTCACAACGAGGGCATCGTGCCTTATCTTTTTTGTATTTACGGAGGAAACCGCAATGACGTTCGACGCCGGGACATGGTGGCTCATAACGATCATCGTGACAACGGTGGTGGGGCTGGTAGGATTTTTGTTCGGGCGCTCGGTGTTCCGGCAGCTGGATGAAAACCGTGCGGACATCAAGCAGGTGCGGGAAAATTACACACCGCGCGACGATCACCAGAAGGATCTGGAACGGCTGCGCACGGCACACCAAAAAGACGTTGAAGCGCTGCGCCGTGAAATGAAGGAAATGCGCACAGAGATGCGCACGGAGATCCGGCAGATGAGCGACGATGTGAAAGACATCAAGGAAAATTGCATCCGGCGCGAGGAATTTGTTTCGCACCAGCTGAAGCTGGAGAACAAGCTGGACCGTCTGATGGAGTTCATGATGAAGCAGGGAGGCAACTGAGATGGACGAAAATGAACTGCGCCGGAAGATGCAGGCCGGCGAGCTTGCGGCCAATAACGGAACTGTGATGCGCACGCTGGCCATCGCGGGCTGCGATTTCAAATTTTTAAAATTGAAGGGCCTGCTGCTGGCGCTGGCGGGCGGCATGGACCGGATGGCGCTGTGCAGCAGCATCAACTACCTGGCGGACAGCGGATACCTGCAGGTACGCTGCATCGAGGACAAAGCCCCGTCCAGCGTTTCGGACGCAGAGCTGGAGGATCTTGAGGTCAAGCTGACGCCGCGCGGCATCCAGCTGCAGCGCTGCGTGAAGAAAGACCCGCTGGTGGATATGTAGGAGGGCTTGAGGATGCGCGGAAAAAACAGGAGCCGCAGCACCATATCACAGCTGCCGCCCGAGGTCCGCGACGTTGTGGACGAGATGGTAAAGGCGACGAACACCTGCACGCTCTCGGATATCCAGAAGTATCTGGCATCGCTGGACGTCACGCTGAGCCTGCAGGCAATCAGCACCTACAGCAGAAAGCTGCTGGCCTCGCTGGAGGATATCCGTGTGACAAACGAGCGGATGAACGCCATGGTGCGGGAAGCGGCGAAGTATCCGGAGCTGGATTTTTCCGAGGTGATCAACCGGGTGGCGGGGCAGAAGATCCTGGACGCCATCCTGTCGAAGCCGGACGAAGAGTGGAACGATATCGCGCTGGATAAGCTGCTGCGGGAGATGAACGCGCAGACAAAGGCCGTGGCGTACGCCCGCAGGCTGGACATTCAGAGCAAGGATGACACGCAGGCCGCCATGGGCGAGCTGAAGGCGGAGTTCTTCTCAGCCCTTGGTACGGAACATCCGGAGCTGTACCGGCAGCTCGTGGCGGCGCTGGAGCGCCGGCAGAAAGGGGCGCAGCGCTGATGAATTGGTACGCACTGCAGGTCCTGACCGGGACGGAACGGGACGTATGCACGGCGCTGCGGCGCAAAGGCGTGAAAGCCAGAGCCCCGGACCAGCGGATGGAGATTCGGCGGCGGGGTCAGTGGCAGACCGAGGACCGGCTGCTGCTGCCGGGATATGTGTTTGTGGGCGCGGACTATAACGCGGCGTTGTTCCATCTCGTTTCCCCTGTCCCCGGCGTCATCCGGTGGCTGGGGCTGGAGCGCGGGGAGCCGCAGGCGCTGGACACTCGGGAGGCGCTGCGGTGGCGGCTGGACAGTGACGAGACGCTGGAGCCCAGCCGGGTGCTGTTTCACGCAGACGGTACGTGGCACGTTCTGGACGGCCCTCTGGCGGCGTTTGCAGGCTGCCCGGTGCGGATGGAGCGGCGGCAGCGCCGGGCGTATGTGACGGCGGAGCTGGGCGGCGTGGCCCGGCGGGTGCGGTTCGGCGTCATCCCTGTGGACGGTGATGCGCAGTGAAGCGGAAAGACCCGCGGCGCGAACTGGCACGGAAGCTCTCCGGCGCAAAGCTGAAGGAGCCGCCGGAGCTGTGCAGGAAATGCATATGGGCAATGTGGGAGAGCGGCCGTCCTGTCTGCCCGTTCCCTCGCTGCGTGCGGCGCAGCACACCGGGAAATGTGGAAAAGTTGAAACCGGTGTGAAAACTCGTTGAAAACCTGTTTTTAAGCAGGATTTTAAAAAGCTTTCAAAGAGACAAGAAAACCAGGCGTGAAACAGGGTCGATTCGTCCCCTGCGGATGGCCCGGCGGGCATAGCAGCAAAAAACCGGGCGAAAATGGCCGGATGGCGAAGCGCGCCCGGCGAAAAACGGACGCGGCATCCCGGCACAATGGCATATATGCTTTTAAGCCCGGCGCAAACGCTTTTAAGAGCTTTTAAAGGAACGAGGATATATCCAAGCCATATATCAACACAAAATGGCATACAGGCCCTTCTTGGGGCCTGTTTTTTCGTGCCGGAAAGGAGCATCGCATGAAACGCACACCGCAGAGCAGCATAACCGCCCTTTTAGAGGGCGTTGAGCAGGCAAAACAGAAAAAGGAATTTAACATTTTAAAAGATTTAAAAACGCTGCATGCGCAGTACACCAAGGTGAGTAAGCGGGACTACCTCGCGCTGATCGACAAGCTGGTGGAAAAATACAGCACGGACGAAGCGGCGGTGATCCACGCGGCGCTGCTGAAGAAGGTGCAGGCCGGAGACCTGGACGCCATCCGGCTGTGGAATGAGATGCAGAAGGAATCTGGCAGCGGCGCGGCGGAGGTGAACATCGTTGACAGCATATAGCCGCCCGGCGGTGACGGTCGATTTAAAGAACGTGATCGGGCCGGGGTTCTATGATTCGCACCGGGCGGTCCGGGAGCAGCGGGCGCATACACTGGTGGAGGAAGGCGGGCGCGGCAGCCTGAAAAGCTCGTTCTGCAGCGTTGAGATCGTGCTGTGGCTGCTGAAGTGGCCGCAAAGCCACGCGCTGGTGATGCGGCAGATGGGAAACACGCTGGAGGACAGCGTGTACTCGCAGATGCTGTGGGCCGTCGCAAAGCTGGGGCTGTCAGAGCATTTTCTGGAGAAAAAGAGCCCGCTTCGCCTCATTTACAAGCCCACGGGCCAGACCATCTATTTCCGGGGCCTGGACGATGAGACGAAGGTAAAGGGCATCAAGCCGAAGTTCGGGTACATCGGCTGCCTGTGGTTCGAGGAAGCGGACCAGCTTCGCCGGGGCGAAAACGCGGTGCTGAGCGTGAAGCAGTCCGCGTTCCGCGGCTCGGGGAGCAACCCGACCTTAACACTCATCAGCTTCAACCCGCCCGCCAACGCGCGGAACTGGGCCAACCGGTACGCGCGGGAGCAGCAGCCGGGCAAGCTGGTGCATCATTCGTCGTATCTGGATGCGCCGCGGGACTGGCTGGGCAAGGAGTTCCTGGACGGTGCGGACTGGCTGCGGAAGACAAAGCCGCTCAAATACCGGCACATGTACCTGGGCGAGATGGTGGGAAGCGGCACACAGGTATTCGATAACATCGTGGGCCGGAAGATCACGGCGAAGGAGATCGCGGGCTTCGACAACATCATCAGCGGCGTGGACTGGGGGTACTACCCCGACCCGTGGGTGTTGATCCGCACGTATTACCATGCCGCTACCCGTACGCTGTATATTTTCGACGAAGCGCGCGGCAACAAAATGCAGAACGCGGTCACGGCGGAGATCGTTAAAGGAAGGGTCGCGCCGGGCGAGCTGATCCTTGCGGACCTTTCGGACGAAAAAGCCTGTGCGGATTACCGCAGCTACGGCCTGCGGTGCTGGCCCGCCAGGAAAGGGCCGGGCAGCCGTGAGCTGGGCGTGCGGTGGCTGCAAGGCCTAAACGCCATTGTGATCGACCCGGTAAAATGCCCGTGTGTGCTGCAGGAGTTCCTGGAATGGGAGTACGAGGTAGCGCCGGACGGCACGGTGCTGGGGACTTTGATGGACGCAAACGACCACGGTATCGACGCGGCGCGGTATGCCTGCAGCCGCATCTGGCAGCGCAAAGGAGCGTGACAAATGAAGCTGAAGGACTGGCTGCTGAAGAAGTACCTGCCCAGCTGGGCGGTGCTGGAATACGGCGACGCGCTGGCGGCGGCGCAGAAGCGTGTGCGGGAGCTGGAGGCGGAAAACCGGCAGCTGCGGGCATACATCAACGGAGTGGAACGCGGGCTGCGGGCAAAGCAGCCGGAAATTCGGATCGAAAGGAGTGACGGCGGATGAACGCAGTCGTAAGGGCGCTGTTTGACGACGCCGCCATCACAGGGGCGCAGGCGGCGGGGCTGAAGGACACCAGCACAGCGGCTATGCGGGCGGCGGTGCGGGAGTGGTTCGAGCTGTTCTTCATGCGTGAAGCGGTGAAGGGCAAGGACGAAGACCCGGCGCAGCGCATCCCCTACACCATCACCAACAAACTGACAAAGGCTTGTTTTGCGGAGTACGATTCCAGCTTTACGGAAAACGGCACCGGAAAAACGGCATGGATGGACGGGCAGCGCAGCCTCATTGACGCCGAAAAGCAGGACGTGCTGCAGTGGGTCATGGTGGGC